AGCACCAGTTTGTGGTGTTAGTAAAGCAATACCGTTTACACTGAACTCAGCCGCTGGTTCTACATTTAAATCACCATTTACGTCTACTTTACCTGATTTATGTACTCTTAATACTTTTGAAAATCCATGTACGCCATCGTCCACAGATAATACCATTTGGTTTTGGCTACAAGTTATTACACCAAAATTTGTGTCGGCGTTATTTTCAGTTTTTGTCCAAAGCACTCTACCAACAGATTCGTTTACTGGTATTGTGCCAACTGCTTTAACTCTGGTAAAAGTTAATCTACCAAATTCATCATCCTGGCTGTGACCAATTCTTACTTGGTTACTAGCACTATCTACATTGATTTGATAAACTTCATTTAGACCTGTTCCAGGACCTGTGTTGAAGTTTATATTGTTAATGTTTGAAATATTTTTATTGTCACCATCAATTATTTGTGTTGAATCGTCTCCGAACACTGAACCAACCACGTGACCTACAGTTGAACCTGTTACTGTTCCTGTTACGTTACCAGTCACATTACCTGTTACGTTACCATTTAAATCACCTGTTACATTACCTGTGACTGTATTGGTTACTGTGATATCATCAATAAAAGCATTTGCCCATCTATCACCAGTAGTTCCTAAATCTCTAGTGCTGTCTTGATCAGGTGTTACATTACCTGCTATTCCTGTGAAACTTAATGCAGAAGCACCAACTGGATTACCGCCAACAGTTACTCCGTCACCTATAAAAAGAGGTGCAACTCCCGCCGTGCTGTAATCTGTTACGTAAACGAGTTCACCCAATGCAGGTGTTATTGCTCCTCGTTCTGCGTTAGTTCCTCTTCTTAACTGTAATGCCATTTAGATATGCTCCTAGTATGTTTATTTATCTGTATTTATTTGTTCTTCTTAATAAACTTCTTGGTTCTAGTACTAATATCTGCTTTAACCTTGCTTACATCCAGCCTAAAATCCACGGTTTTTATAGCGTCTTTGTAGTGAATGAACATTTCATTGATGGTAGCCTCTAATTCTTTGGCAGAAACGTTCTTCTTGTTGGGTTTCATACGCACCTCCCATTTCTTGCCATCTTTAAATGTTACGTTAATGCTTTTGAGATATTGAACAGGTATAGCCGAAACTTCTACATCTCCGAAAATTTCGGGCCATTCATTGACTACCTGTTTAGGCAACTTGCCTTTACTAAAACGTACCACAGCGACAGTTTCCACAATTTAAGACTTTTTCTTAGTTGGGGAAAGGTCTTCCGCTTCCTTCCTTAATTTAGCGGCTTCCTTGTACAGTCTATCTGCATCGCTTCTCATACGTGATGCAATCTGTTCATCTGTTAATACCTTGCTGTCTTGAGGCTTTACACCTTCAGCAGTGTTCACAGATATCGCTTCAGCGGCGTCGGCTTTGACAGCCAAATCGTCTACTGATACGCCTTTTTGATCAGCAATCATTCTGTTCAAATCACTTAATTGAACAATAGACTGAGGATTTTGTACCATCTCAACTTCTGAAGTTGAAATCTTTTCTAAATTTCCGTTTTTGAAAAATTTAGGCAAAGCATTTTCGCCCGATGGTAACGGACTTCTTTCTAATGCTTGATACAATTCGTTAGAAGTTTGTGCTTCATTAGATTCAATTATTCTCATTAAACCGTCATGATCTCCTTCTTCTAGTTTTGCAGTTCTTATTACAAGAGCAGATTTACTGTCTCCTGGAATAGTTCGGTAGACCACCGCAACTTTTTCGTTACTGCCTTTGATTCTACCTACGTGTTTTGTGTCGGCCATTATTTTTTCTCCGATGTACCTGCATCTTTGATTGTGTTCACAGATCCAGTTTCAGTTTTTTTACCAGCCGCATCTTTTTGTTGTGCTTCAACAATTTTTAAAAATGCTTCTAGTTTATTGTAAGTTGCTCCAACAGCCTGCATTTCATTTGCCTTGAACGCACCTCTAGTTGACGCCACATCAATAATTGATCTAATTACTCCCAAATCCTGTACAGTCAAATCTGCCGCGGGTGCTTGAGTACCTGCTGGTGCAGTTGCCTGTGCTGGTTGTGGAGCACTTTTTGTTTTATCTGTCATATCGATATGTCTCCTTCTTTAATTTAGACTTTGTTATAACAGAAATATTTACTATTGATTAATAAATGGACAGCTCAAATTGAATATGGACATTTCTTTGCTAGATTCAAATCCTACCAAAAAAACATATTGGAATTTGGAATCGTTATCTAAAACAAGATGTCTACCAAAATAATATCTACTTTTTAAATTTTCGTCAATCCAGTTTACAACTCTTTCTCCCAGTTCATCTGATTCAAAGTTGTATCTTTCGCATCGTAGATTTTTTGGTTTCTTTTTAAAACGTCTTACGTTAAAAAAATTAAGTGGATTAGGTGTGTTTGTTTTGTGTAGCATTATTCATCATATCTTACTGTGACTCCAAAAGGTGCTTCTAAATTTTTATCGTGATGTTCATGCACAACAAAAACTGTGTCACAGTATTCAGGATCTCCCCAAGAGTCCCAAGTATAACCATCAGTAAACATAATAAACTTTTTAGGCTCTATGCCATGTTCTTTCATGTATTCCCAATTAGCCATAAAATCTGTACCGCCACCTCCAGCAATCTTGTAATTTTCTAAACTGTCATCATGTGGAGTATAATCTTGTTCATTGTGTACTTCAGTATCAAAGCACCAAATCTTAATATTGTAATCTGCATACTGCGACATAATGTTTTGTATTTCTCCTAAAAATACTTTTACTTGTTCATCTCTAATAGATCCTGAAGTGTCTATTGCAACACACACATCTATTGTTTCATCATTTTTTGTGCCTGGTAATATTGCTCCTGTGTGCCATGCTTTTCTACTTGGTCTAGTAAATGTGTAATCATTTTTTATTACACTTTGTATTTGTGTTTGTAGCACTTCTCTCCAATTCATTTTAGGCTCTGTAAATTGTTTAATAACTCTTTCGACTTCTTTAGGCAAATTTCCTGCTCCAGCAGTTTGTGCCGCCTGTAACATTGAATCTTTAATTTCATCTTTAATTTTTTCTAGTTCTTCTTTAGAATATGTAGGTTGTTGTTTGCCTTTGCCATCTTTATCTTTCTTGTCACCACCGCCAGGAGTGTTATCTTTTTCCCAGTCAATGTGTTCATCTAAAAGTTTTCCAAGTTGCTTCATTTTCTCTTTACCTTTTTTGTAGATATCATCATACACTGCTTCTGAAGTCCAGCCATCATATTTGAAGTCTTGGAAAATTTGTATGTCTTTAGGCTTATCGCCGATGTTGTCTCTAACTAATGTATTGTTTACAATATAATCACAAGCAATATTATGAAGTTGTGGATCCCTATCTTCACGTCTTGTCATGTGGTCAAATACACAATGAAGTATTTCATGTGCAATTACGAATTCTATTTCTTTATTGGATAGTTTGCTAAAGAAGTCAACATTGTAAAATAAGTTTCTTCCATCAGTTGCCGCAGTAGGACACCATTCATCACATTCTTGTATCTGCAATCTTGTTGCCATGTTGCCAAAAAATGGATGTCTTAAAAGTAAACCAACTCTTGCAACCACTATCTTGTCTATTACTTCTGCTTTTAGTCTTTTGTATTCTTCTGGTGTAATCTTTGTTTTTTCCATTGTGTCCATCATATTATATTATACAATTTTTTGGTATTATAGTCAACCTGTTTTTGGTATAGGGCACCGATAAAAGTGCCCTATTGTCAGCACTTTTATTTGATTGATTGAGCGGCAGTGACATATTTGCCATACTTTTCGTGGAACTCATCAAAACACTTGACCTTATCAGGATCAATAGGTAATTGATACTGCGTTAGAGCAAGTTTAATACCCATTACAACAAGTTCGGTATCAAAGTTGTCCATCATAAATCTAAGAAACTTATTGACCTTGTCGTCAAATTTCTTATCTTTTTTATCACAAGCATCTTTGAGTTCATAACACAATGAAACCGTAAGTGAGTACATAGCACTAATTTCCTTAGATTTCAAAGTATCAATTTTACCATCTAAAATCTCAGATGGGTTAGGCAACTTACTTGCCACTTTTCTATGAGCCATGAACTTAACTGCAAGTCCCTCGCCCACTGCACCACTAACCATGTCAGTAGTTGTGCTTTCGTCCAATTCATCTGCTAGTAATTGACTAACAAATGACCAGGATCTCGGAGTTGCAAAAGAACGACTTGGCGACTTTGGATCAAAGTCATATAGGTCCTTTTTACTGAAAGTCAAATATCCTAAAACATCTTTATGGATGCTTTTGTCGACTGCCCATTCAAACCAGTCATCAAATTCAACTTTCATCTCCAAGTGAATGAATCTATTTGCCAACGGAGCAGGCATTCTATAAGTAACACCTTTATCTGCCTCTCTGTTACCTGCCGCAATTATAACAACATTGTCAGGTAGGCTGTATGTACCAACTTTTCTATTTAGAATTAATTGATATGCCGCCGCCTGTACACTAGGTGCCGCGGAATTCATTTCATCTAAAAATAAAATAATACATTTATGTTTCTTCGCAAGTTTCTGATCTGGAAGTTCTGAAGGTTGAGCCCAATCCATAGTGTTCTCTTTAGAATTGAAATATGGAATACCTTTAATATCTGTTGGTTCCCATAAACTTAACCTTATATCAATAACATGAGCATCCATGTTATCTCCAATTTGGTGTATAATTTCTGATTTACCAATACCAGGGCCTCCCCATAAAAATATTGGTCTCTTAATCTTAAGTGCGTGTAGGATACTAGCCTTTGCCTTGTTTGGGCTAACTTGTCTAGTACCTAATGTTTCTTGTGCTTTTGGCATTTGTTTGTACTCCTATATTAACTTGTTGTATAGTTTAATAATATATTCAAGTACCAAAAAAGTCAACCTGAAATATGCATTAAAAAAGTCAAGGTTTATGCGGGTAATTTACCCTGTGGATAACTATTCTGCTGATTCTAGCCTAGAAATGGCTTTATTAAGACCGTATTTTCTAATATCTCCAGAAAATAACATTAATTCCATTGCTTTTCTTTCATTTGCAACAATAATTCCATCTTCTGCAAGAAAGTATGGACAATTAATATACTTGTCTAAAAATATTATAACCTGTGTGGTAAGTTTGAATTCCATAGGAAATGGAACTTCGTAAACTTTTATTTCTAATTTTTCTGTAATAAATTCAAAACCTGCTTCCGTTAATCTTAGTCCGCCTGAACGTCTTGTATTTTTCCACCAAACAGGCATATACTCTTTCATTGTATTTTCGCCAATAGAAATATTTGCTTGTTTTAAGAATATTTTAGTGTAGGCTTCTTTGGATATCATTTTTCACTGACAGTTTCACCCTGGGTCAATTTGACCACCGTGAATTCTTCAGTGTTGAACATAGTGTTCAATTTTTTCGCTAGATTGAATGCGTGTCCAGGATTTGAAAATGAGACTTTTTTATATTTTGGTCCTGGATAATTGTTCAATAAATTAGATGACTTCAAATTGAAGGGTTTCTTTTTATAGAAAACTGCCCAGATGGCTTCCGCCGCCAAAACTTGCTCAGATTTGTAGTCGCTTTTATTGACGTTTTCTAATAGTATCGTGGGTTTAGGTCTACTCATAATATACTATATTTAGCAATTTTTGATGTATATTATTAGTAGTTAATGGATTACAGACTTCCGCCGTCCACTTTCACTTCTATTTGTTGGTCTGAATCACCTTTTGCGATTATTGACTCATAGTCCCCAGCCAGTCTTGCCAGCAATGTGCCAAGTGCATAGGAGACCTCTTTAGCACTTGCAATATCCAAGGTGACCTGTTTTTGCTGTGACTGATCAGCATTTTTAATCTGCTGGAGCAGTCTTTCTATGGATGCTGTATTAATGGGCATTTTTGTTTGCATTGGCTAACTCCTGTTTCATCTCTAACTGTGTTCTAAAAGGACCTTTGAATGGGTATCTATCCAATGTAAGCATTTTAGGACAAAAACTTCTAACCCAGCCTTTTTCAAATTTAATAATGTAATAACCTGCACAATACAAACTTTTAGATTTTTTACTTTTAGTAAACAAAGGTAGTTTCTTTTGTACGTCAAAAATTTGATTAAATGCTTTAAACTTACTTGGATAATCATAAACATTGACTTCTTTAACAATTTTTGTAGTATCAACAGTTTGCTCCAATGTAGAGCCCCACATCCAACTGCCATTAAATTTTTGTTGTAGTTGTCTTTGATTGTCGAATATCATTGTGCCTGTGTCACAACTAAACATATATCTCCTGTCTTCTTGTTTACATATAGTTCCAAGTTTTCTGCCGTCTTCTTCTAAAATCCAAAAACGACCATCTAATATTGGTTTAGCAAAATACTTTGTAACCATTTTATTCTCCTTTTTTGTATCGTGCATTCAAAGGCTCTGCATATGATTCAGGTGAATCAGCAATTCTTTGCATATCCCATTTTGCACAAAATTTAATTAATTTTAAACCTACTTGTTCTATTTCTTTTTTAGACGCACTAGAAACTGTGTCATTAATAATTTGTTTTATATTATCAGGTTGTGCAGACAAATCACATAGTTGTACATTTCTATTGTAATCATCTAATACTCTGTGTTCATTGCCTTCATGATCTACCCATCTTTGCAACATCAAATTATTCCAATTATATCCCTTTGTTTCTCTATCTGCAAAGGCTTCTTGTAAACCAACTTTCTTTTTTGTACCTTTTGTTCTTACTCCAGGATATGCAGAAAACACATTGTCTGAACTGTCACCTCTCATGCATTTTTCAAATAATAACCACTGCGGATTAGGAGCAGGCTTTTCTTCTTTTGTTTTCTTATCTATAACACGTTTTCCTTTGTCATCAAAGTAACCTTCATGTGTAGTTGTAACGTCCTGAATGCCATTAAATTGTTTTACATTAGGTGCAATTAATTGTGCAAAGTCTCCATCAGTAGAAACTATCACATGATTATCATTAGGATGTGCTTTTATCCAACCAGCAATTAAATCATCTGCTTCTAATTGTTCATGTCTCAATACCGTGCAATTAGTTTTTTGATCAATAAAGTCTCTAAAACTATCAAATGTTTCCCAGAATACTTCGTCCTCTTCCACCTCAGTTTCTGTTCTTACTGCTCTTGCATCTGCTCTATTTCTTTTGTAAGGTGCATAATGATCCTTACGCCAACTTCTACCTTCTAAACAAAATACAACATGACTACCGTCAAAATCTCTCCATACCTTACGTATTGAATTAAAAGTTATATGTAAAGCCATTCCAATTTTTTCATTTAGATCTCCACGAATGACGTGCCTTGCTCTAAAAAATGTATTAGCAGTATCTACTAGAATATATGTCATGCGTTAAACTCCACTGCGTTTGTGCGATCCCCTTCATAAAAATTTGTATCAAATAAGTCAAAAGCCATGCTGACTCTCACATTGTCTACTTTGTGTTCATCTGCTTGATGAAATATGTAACTTGGAAATAATGTAAGTCCTCCAGCAACATTCTTTGTTTCATATACCATTCTTGGATTTACAGGATTATGATATACAGTCTGTGTTGCATAGTCCTCAAAATGCAAATTGCCACTCAAATACGAAAAATGTTTTGCACCGTGATTGTGTATAGTAATAGGTTGTCCTTTTCTAACTATGTTTGCCCAACAAAACATTATACACTTCCTTGGTTGTGTTTTATATTCATTCATAAAATTTGTATATGACTCTTGTAACCAATTGAACATATTTTTAAACACATTCACGTCTTGCGTTAATTTAAATAAATTAAAACTATTGTATTGTGCAGTAAGACTATTTTGACCCAAACCAGTACCGCCATCATCTTTTGATTTGTGTTTGTTGGAATCAATAATACTTTTTTCATTATCTATTATCCACTGCCTCATTATACCAAGTTCTTCTTTGTTTCCAAATTGATCAAACCATAATGGAAAATTCCATACAGGAGCGAACTCAGTCAATGGATGCATACTTTTGTGGATTTGTAACATATTAATATTTTCTAACAATATGCTTTCTTAATGCTCTTGTTAATTCCTCGATTTTATCTATTATACTAATCAGGCTAGGATCAGTGATATATTTGCCAGCGTCTTTAGCCTCGTCTCTCAATGCATCATATTCTCTAATAGATATTCTAACCATAGGACTCAAATCAGTGCTGTGTTCGTTTTCATAAGTTAAATCATGATCATGAGAATCTCTACCATGCTCTGATTGTTTTTCTATATCATCTTTTGACATTGTTTCTCCTTAACTAATTTCTGACTTATCGTCACTTAAATTTTTTGTGTTAATATATCCTGCACCTCTGTTTGGATCTTGACCTTGCTCTGCAAGTATATTTCTAGCAATAGTTTTAAACCAAGCATCAACTATCTGTTCATTGCTTTCACCTTTATAACCTGCATCAACTAATTGTTCAATAAATTCATTGTTCCAATCAAGTTCAAAGAAACCATTTTTAATATTGTCTTTATTAATGTGCGTGTTCAACACTGCGACCCAAGGCTTGTTTTCTTTTGTTGCTTTTGCTTTTTCCGCCATAAGTGCTTCCATTTTAGGATCTTTTGTTTCAGATTTTACATCTTTCTTTTTGACCAAAGCATCTTTGACTTTTTTGATTATATCCATTTCTTTACCTCCGAACTATTATTATACCTTATTTTTTTCAATTAGTCTACCGTTATGTTCCGATTGCATTACCAAATAGATAAACATGAACTCTTGCCGCCACATTATATCCTTTTTTGAATGCTCTTTCAGCCACCTGACCAGCAGTTGCCACTTGTTCTTCTTCTCTGGCACCTGTGGGCATTATCCAAACGGGCCATTGCACACCAGCATTCCTAAATTTTTCAACTGTCATTTCCATTTCATCCCATTCTTTATCTTTGGCACCAACAACAAATTTTAGTTGTCCTCTATCAGAACATTCTGTGTATTCAGCAACATTTTCAGGCTTAATTGCTTTTTCAGGTTTTTCACCTGACACAGTAAATAATTTTGGACTTACACTAAAGAATATCTCTTCTGGAATATCTTTGATCCATTGTTTGAATGGTTCTCTTAATTTTTGTGTGCCATTTGTTTCAAATGTCATAGACTTAGGCAAATTATTTTTTTTTTTGAGTGCATTGTATATTCCCATACTAGCCAATTGTCCAGTTGCCATTAAAGGTTCGCCACCTGTAAAACATAGATGTTGATACTGTTTCGAACCAGGATGTAAAAATAATCCATCTGGATTAGAGTCAGTCTTTATAGCATCTACTATTTTGTCTGCTAACACAGAAGGAGTTTCGTGTCCCATTAATCCTTTAAACTTCTTGGCCCACGTGTAACTAGAATCACAACCTTTATCCCATACAGGCAAGTCTTCTACTTTCTTTACACTGGACACATCAAAGTTTTCAAAGGGCAATTCATATGTGCTAGGATCCGTTGGATCTATTTGTCCAAATCCATTACACTGCAAATTACATAGAAAGAATCTTATCCATGCTGTTGGAACGCCTGTGTATTCTCCTTCACCCTGTATACTGTGAAATATCTCGGAATAATAATATTTTTTTTCTTCAACTTGCATCTTACTTAACAAAGGCAATATAGATCAACAAACCTATAATTAAAAGTTTGCCATAGTCTAAGTCATATGCTGTGCCTTCGCCAAAGTATTTTTCAAACTTTTTCCTCATCTTAACCATGTCCTTTCATACTCAAACAAATATCATAAAACTCTTTTTTCAATGGCGCATGAGTATCAAATGCACCAAGCATGATTGCTGTCGTCATATCTGACTGATGTTCTTTTACGCCTCTGTGTGTCATGCAATGATGTTCTGCTTTTACAAGAACAGCAATGTTTTCAGTCTTTGCATATTTTTTAAGTGCTTCAGCAATTTGTGTTGTCATTTCTTCTTGTATCTGAGGACGTTCAGCGATATGATGCACTATTCTATTAAACTTAGATAATCCAATTACTTCTCCGTTAGGCACGATACCTACCCAACATTTACCAACAATGTTCTGAAAATGGTGGGCACAAGTTGATCTAATTGATATTGGACCACTTGTATATAAACTCTTATATCCCATATTCGGGAAAGCAGTAACTTTCGGTGGTTGAACAAATCTTCCACTAAACACTTCATTCACATACATCTTAGCAACACGTCTTGCTGTGTCATGTGTATTGTGATCGTTGTCTGTATCAATCACAAGAGAGTCTAGCACCCCTGCAAATGATTCCGCAACTTCATTTTGTAGTTCTTTTAGTTCGCCTTCTTTTATGTAATCAGCAATATTGTCATTGCTATGATATCTTATCCCAGCCTCTTTCAGCCTTTGCTTTATCTTTTCGGATATTTTCATTACTCCGCCTTTTTAATAATTTTTTCTAAAACTTCAATCTGCTCTACATACTTGCCTATATGATTGATCTCTTTGCCAATACTTTCAAGGATATCAGTATGTTCGCCTACGCCGACTGCTTTTTCCATGTAGATTTCTACATTAGTCTTATGCTTTGCAATCTGACCTTCTGCGTGTTGTTTCAGAGCGTCATATATCATTTGTCTACTTGCCATTGTTTTTCCTCCTAATTGTTATATTAACAAATTTGTTGTATTTTGTCAATGACTGCTTTTGCTACAATTTGGTTTCCTTCTACCGTATAGTGATTTACATTGCCTCTATTCAGTAACCAAAAATTGCTAAAGTCAAGTTTGTGTGTTTCGGTTGCAATATTGGCACTCAAACCAAAATGATCTATTGCTAGATATGGTATGTCACCAATTATTCTTTTAATTTCTTCTCTTACCAATTTGTAGATTCCTATTTGATATTCATCCTCATAATGATGTACAAACCAATTTTTGGCAGTGGATAAACTTTCATTAAACCAATCAAACCTGTTTTCTAAATCACTGTAAATTAAATCACAGTTTTTGTGTAATCCTTTTTTATGCAAAGGATGTTTTGGTGTGTGAACTCTAAATGGGCTGGTATGTGCAACTATAACACATTCATATAAATCCTTCCAATTAGGATTGGTGCTTTCTATGTTGCGTAATTGTCTAAGAATTTTATATTCACCAACTCCTGCTTCTGCTACATTATTAACTGAATGTTCCTCAGCCAATATATCTACCCAGCCAGGAGAGCCAGCATTATATTCAGCCGCGAAACTATCACCTAACAATGCTATGAATTTTTTAGCCATGGTATGTATTTCTCCGCAACTGCCGTATGATAATCAAAATTAAAATGTTCATTGTCTTCTAAAAAGTAATCTTTTGCTTGTATATTTAGGCTTTGAAGATAATCTTCTACACTCATTTCTGCTCTTTTCAGCACTTTCATTTTACCAAAATAATCTGTTCTACTAGGCCATACTCCCCTGCTTCTAAAATTAAACACAAACAGTTTTGCATTGTTATCTGCACAAATGTTATCCCATGCATATAAGTTAAGTAAAAATTCTTTTTTCTCTATTGTTGTGTTACACTCATTGTAAAGTTTAATGCTCATCCAGGGATCTTTTCTTAAGTCAGGTTTGATTAAACCTTTTTCAGGATTAAATTCTAACCCTAGACTGTTTTGATAATCATTGCCAGTTGGCTTTGTTAATATTTGAACAGTATCTCCTGCAATCGCTTGGTCACTAAATTTTCTTACAGACTGTGTGCTTTCTTGATGTTCAACAGTAAAGTGATCAACTCCTACTGCTTCATTTTCTAGTTTCGGATCGAAACTGATGACCATTCTATTCAAAGGAGCCAAACATATGTACACTTCTGTAATATCATCAAACTTTTCAAACATATTTTTTAACCAAGTGGTATACAAAGTATTTGTTGAACCTGGTTGTGCATATATCACAACTGGTTTGTTTGTAAGTGTTTGATATATTTCACAATAGTTGTTTGAATTCCAAAACGAATAACTGCCAGGGCCTACTTTACCGGCTACTGTCTGATAGCCAACTGTATGACTATCTCCTATAAACAAAGTCCTACTCATTTTTTAAATTTTCTCATTAACCAGGCAACAAATGCCATTATTGCAGTTATTAAAGCACCAATTCCTATTTTCATTTCTTGTAATTGCCTTTTCCAGGGATAACGTTTCTTACACCGCCTACTGGGTCTTCGCAGTCACCATCTTTTCTTGGAATCAAATGCACGTGTGGGTACATACAAGTTTGTCCTGCAGACTCTCCCATATTTAATCCAATATTATAACCTGTAATAATTCCACGTTGCACATTATCATTTGCAATTTTTAATGCTAAATCAAAGCATCTTAATAAATTTTGTTGTGATGCTTCTCGCGGCACAATTAAACTGTGTCCTTCTGTTACAGGATATCCGTCATTATACCAAATGCAATCTTTAAATTCATGCACAACGTCAGTCCAAGGTGCTCTACCTTCTTGTTTTGCCAATGCAAGTGTATCTGGTTTAAGTTCTATTGCCATTCTTCCCAAGGAAACACCACCCAAGTTGGGTGAACGTTTTTATCTATAGTGTAACACCAATAATCTAATTTGTCAAACTTACTTGGTGCATTATGAATTAGACAGGCAGTTTTAACTCTATCTTCTCCACCAAAATTATTTTTGATAAAAAGAAAAGTTTCTCCTGTATCGTTAATATCATCAATTATCAATATTTTTTTCTGAAACGCATATGCTTTTTCTAAATTGCGTAAATCAGGTTTTGCTTTATGATCTCTTAATCTAACATCTAATGCTTCATGTGGTATGCCTAATTTATGACTAAGATAAACTCCTGGAATACATCCTCCACGATTAATTCCCATTATTACATTTGGTTTCCACTGATCCTCCGCCATGCGATCTGCAATTTGATTTAATGCATTACGCACTTGAATCATAGTAAAATATTGTTTGTCTGACATTACACCTCTTGCTTACTTTCTTTTTCTGCCCATTTTTCAAACTCTTCGACTTCTTGCTGTTTGTAAGCAATAACAACATCACACTCTTTTACAGCCTGATCAGTTTTTCCTTGCAAAAGCAATTTGCGAATCTTTTTCACGTCATCTATGTGTTTAAGTACTTCAATCATTACCAAATCTCCTCATCCTTATTATTAGCACGGTAATCTTCATAACATAATCTCCAAACATTTTTAAATTTTTCATAAGCAATTTTTAATGATGGATATACCTCGCAAACTTTATTAATCTTTTGTAAACTAGGCACACTGTTTTCAAATGGAATAGTTTCATTGAAATCTTCAAATTTCATGTTTTCAAATCCTTTGCCTGCATCTTGCACCATCATGTCATTAAATTCTAATTGGTTACCTTCTGTATCAAAACTATACTTGAAATTTTCTGGTGCAGGAGCCCAGCCACTATCAACTAACTCACCAGTTGTGGAATAAGTGATATTAGGATGATCATTATCTTTTTTAGTCATTTATAAAACTCCTCTTTGATATATCTTTTAAGTTCGTGGTCACCAACATTGCTTGGTACCTCGTTTTTATAAAACAATCTGTAACTATCTGAACCATATTTTCCTATACCATATAGTTCAGTGGCATCATTGCCGTCCCAATTATCAAATTGTTCACTCATTCTGTATATTCTTTCTGCTTTCACTTTTTGCATTCCTAATGGCTGGAGCATTTTCTCCAATTTAGAAATAGTTGCAGAACTGAGAAGTTCTGTGTGCGTTGCCCATTTTTTGAACAGTTTGGGCAATACTGCTTTGACTTGTTTGCGATTAGTTTGATTCAGACAGATGACACCCACCATGTGTTGCCAAGTATTTGCAACCTGTTGCTGAACCATCAAGTCCTCCCGCATTAGTACAACTCTTCGATTTTATCACAAATTTTAAGTTTTCTGGCTTCTTTTGCAGACAACCAAACATCTTGTGGTGGTAACAAAATTTCTCTTATTTGTTTTTCACTCATTCCGATGCATTTTTTATAGTGTTCAATCATTCTTTGTGTACTCAATTCAAACTCTTTTACTCTTGCATACAATTCATGTTCTTTACCTGCACTCCCCCAACTGTATTGATGTGACAGTATAGAAGTGTTTGGAGTAAGTATTCTTGAACCTTTTTTACCTGCAATAAAAATTAAGAATCCACAAGAAGCAATAAGTCCTAGTCCAACAGTTTTAATTGGAATAGTACTTGCTTTCATTGTATCAATCAGAGCAAACGCGGCATGAACATCACCGCCTGGTGAATTAATTATTATTGTTAATTGCGGCAATCGTGTTTCTGCTAAATTCTGATTCATAATCCATTTTAAGCAGTCTGCACAAGATTGCATAGTTATTTCGTCCATTAATACATACACACCATTGTTTGCTAGATTGTTTACTGGTGCGTTAGGTCCTCCGCCCTTTTTAGCCATTTATATCTCCATATAGTTGTTTACCTGAAAAGTATTTTTCCTGTAATTGTTGTTTTTGTTTCCAAATCTGCGGAATAATTTTTTTGTAATTTTGCATCATAAAATCAATTTTATCCATAAGTTGTTTTTTATGTTTTTTATAAGATGTAAAATCTTGTGTCCATTCGCTAGGATATTTGAATTCATTAATAGCCATTTCAGTGTAACTTAATCTGTCTGGAATCAAAGGCATTGTGTCAACTAAACAACCTTCATACCAACTAATACCTAATGTTTCCTGTAAATTTGCACTGAATACCATTTTTGCTTCACCCAACAAATTATGATATTCATTTTTGCTTAATTCTTTTTCTTGGCACACAATAAATTCATACTGTGGTAAAGCGTCTTTCAAATCATAAAATATATCTGGTTGTTTTTCAGGAGCAATTCTGTGTGGAAATAAAATGATATCCTTTTTATCCATGCCTTTGTATGCTGACATCGACCCTTCAAGATATTCCATAGGCCAACCTACACGTCTTACTTTTGTTTTGTCAGTTGTAAGACCCACATAATTGCCAAACTCTTTAAATGTATCTACAAACATATTAATATGAAAATCAGATGCAAAAAAATTATTATCATATGTTTCAAACATTGATCTCTCTGCATTTCTTACCCAAGGTTTGTCACCAATCAGTCTACCTAAGAAATCTTGTGGATCATAACTGCCGGCGTGCCATAAGCCACCGATACGTATTTTTATTTTCAATAATTCTGCCATATAACGTAATTGTAATACTGTAGGATTCCATGCATCAGTGTATAGGAAGTAATCCCCATCCTTAATCTTGCCATTGCAAAACATCTCTCCAATCTGTTGCATCTGTTTTGCTTTGTAAACATTAGTACCACCAAAGTTTAAAAATGCACCAGGAGTTGTTGCTTGTGGAGTATTGCCACCACTTATTACTTCAACTTTCGAATTAGTGTGTCTTTTAAGTTGTAGAGGAAGATATTTTTTCCATTCTTTTGTATACCTTGTATCTACTGCTTCAAGATCAACTATGTATATTGTCATTTTATTTGTCCTCAAAATATCCTATCATTGCTAACCCGCCAAAGAGTCCAGCCGCCATTAATGCCATATCGCTTATGAATTCATCACCGCCATACAAACCAGGCATTGGCATAAACAGAGCGAATATGACCAAAAATATAAATGCTATTGTTCCTAAGAACAAAGTCATCATTGTTTTACTCCTTATAATAGACAGCATGACTTCCATTTTCACCATCTTCACTTACATCTATTTCAACATCTCTATTAGGATATTTTTTAGATATTTCAGCAAATAAATCATCGCTGATCATTTCACAAGATTTGTAGTCTAATTGTAAAGTCTTTTCTGCGTACAATTTTTCTAGCCATCTTTTAAATTGTATAAATTCTATTTCTCTATCATCATGAAATACCTCTATACCAACTTTGAAATGAAAAATATGTCTGTGAGGATAGCCTAAAAACGAAACATCATACTCGTCGCCAGTCGCTAGTTTTGGATCATCTAACGCCGCAGGATATTTGTGGATGCCTTCTTTTCTAAATGTTACCCAAATGTTTTTTTTATTTTTCATATCTTATTATAACAATTTTATTCATCGTTGTCAACGTCAATCACAGTATCACCCACATATTCTTCCCAATCAGTGTAGTGCATATCATTTGTAATTTCTTTTAAGTTTTTACTCCAAACTCCTGAATTTGTTAATCCCCAAGTGATGTCATCAATTTTTAAAGTTGTATTTTTATTAAGTTTGTAAATGTTTGGTATTTTGGCACTGATCATAGGCACAAATTTTTCATATTTCATTAAACCTGTGGCTGTAACTTTTTCAATATATTCTATTCCAAAGTCCAAAGTTACATGGAAATCTCTGTCCAATAGGTCTCTTAACATCACTGTCCAACTTTGCATTTCCTCATCTGTTTCAGGAGTAAAACTTTGACTAGTGCCAAAGTAAATATGTTTTGCATTATTATTGTTTGCCAACATTTCTATTTCTTCAACAGGTCTCACACCTACTACAAATAAAGTTTGAGCACCTTTCATACAAGTATTTTCTATCTCAGTCCCTGTAAAATAAGTTACTTGCTTTCTTTTTTGCGTATCTAACACCATTCTATATAACCTCTACTGTATCCTGGCAGTCTTTTGTTACCTTCTGTAAAAGCAGATTGCCATTCTTTATCTCTATTGTAACCTTTTGTCCAAAAATTGTCAACATTTAATTGTCCAGATTCAATCATTTTTACTGCTGTCTGCATACAACGTTTGAAGTCTTTTTGTCTTGGACTTGGGAATATCACTGTCACTGCATTCCAAAGCAGTTTGTCAAAGTTTGTTGTGATGCTGTTTGTCTTTTCAGCACCAAGAACAATCAGTCCTTGTGGCTTTAACAAATCCATTTTAAATACTTCGTCACGTGTATTCAAATCAATCACAATGTCATAGTCACTATCAAATTTGTCTTTTAACTTGTCTCCCCAAAGTTGTTTGTTGCTTTTACCAATTACATCAATTTTAAAAAAATAGTTTGCATTCAAGTATTGATATACTACCCATGCTAAGAATCCACTGCCAATAATACACAATTTTGCATTTTTATTATTACGTGTTTCAAATTGTGTTTCTTCTTGCATTACAACATTTAAACCACAAGCAACTGGCTCAACAATATACTTTGGATCTAAACTAGGAACTTTTACATATGTTCCATCTTTTGCATTGTAAAAATCTGCGTATGCAGGCTCACCTCTTGTGGCAACAAAGTCACCTACCTTTACATCATTTACTTTTGCGCCAACGTCTGCCACTTCTCCTAAACCTTCATGACCTTGCATATTCAAAGGCAATGGTCCAAAATTTCCATTCATCATATCTATATCACTTCTGCACACACCAGTCTTTTTACTCGCTACCCTAATCTCATTAGGAGCCAAGTCACTGATTTCAATAGTGCCTTCTGTAAAATGACCTTTGCCTTCTGTGTATAATATTCTAGATTGCATTTTCTAATATTTTGTGTATAAACAAATCTTGTTTGTTTTGTTCTTTCCAAAACTCCTCATTATTTAGGTTTTTAACATGGTTATCAATCATTTTTTTGTATGCTTCTTCTGGACATAGTCCTAAAGAAAATGATCTAAATTTTATATCACCTTTGTACATATGCACTGCAATATCATCTTCTTCATCAGTACGCCAAGCAGTGTTGACTTTAATGATATTGTTAGGTCCTACTAACTTTAAATACGCACTGTCATCGACATCATACACGCCATCTTCTTTGACTTTGCCATAGTCTGTGTCTGTGCAATCTTCTAGTCTGTATCTTTGTTCAATTTTTTTATCTATTATATTGTATGATTCATAATCATTTGGAGCCAAGACAAATAATAAAGATAACATATGTGGCAACAGGTCTCTTGACACACCACCAAATGCTAAATCTTTATTTGTAAACCAAGTGCCCGGACTAGGAATTCTATTTTTATTTTTCCAATTTAAATCTATACTAGACATCTTTTGTCCTAAATTAGCCATCTCTCCAATGTTGTCTCTGTATTGATTATTTTTAGTCATCACGTATTTTGTTTGTTTGTCATGTGTTAATGCTGTCCATTGAGCAACACTTTTAACACCTGGCTTTTCAACAAATACTATCTTTGCATGGCCCGATAATTTTTTTGCCAACGCAAAGTGTGTTTTGTTTGGAGTACAGATGTGTGCTGTGTCAAACTCTGGATGGGCCTCTATCGCTGTTGTTAATTCTACAAAATTAGGATTGGTTGATTGCTCTGAATCAACAGTGATTATTTCTGCACCCATCGATTCATAAATTTTCTTGTATAATTGTCCAAAGCCTAATCCAACTATTAAAGTCTTCATCTACCTAATATGCTCCTTTTCATAGAGTCTAGTTGTGTTTTTAAAGCCAACTTAATTTTTTTAAATTTAACGAGAATGTGTTTAGAGTCCCAACTTCTATCATATGTGCGTTCCTCTTCCATTTGGTCCACTTTCTTTTTATACCAATCGTATTCTTTTTGCACTGCCTTTATCTTTTTACTTCTTATTTTCTTTGCCATTTTATACCTCCTCGAATAAGTTTCCAAACTGTGTAGAAGCATTTACAGTCTTTTTACCTGTTGCTCCTCTTGTGCCAATTATAGACATCCAAAATCTTGAATACTCTTCTATAACTGCGTTTGCTTCGTCTCTACTGCTTGTTGCAAATACGGCATTTACAACGTCCTTAAATGCAACTCTATCAAATTGTTCTTGTACTAACATTTTAGGATTAATTTTTGTGTCATACATTCTGTTTGCTTCTTGTACTGCTGTGATATGCATCCATACATTGTGTGCCATTTGTAATGTATAACTGAAACTGTCCCAAGAAGTTTTTCCTTCATTCCCCATTTTGTTTAAGTCACCAGGTTTATAACAAGTGATATCTTTCATTTGCCATCTAGCACTTACTGGACTGTCTTTAAATGTATCAAAAATTTTATAATCAAGCACTGCATCTCTGAAAGGTCTAGTATCAGTTGCATATGCTTTATTGTCTGCACTTGGTTGCATTCTATAAGTCCATTTCTTTTTGTCTTCAATTTCAATATCAGTATAAATTTGACCATTAGCACTTGCTAGGAAAGGACTTGCACAATCAAAAGTAATCATAAAATTTTCATTGTGATACTTTCTCACTGCTCTTTGAATATCAGTTAATAGTACTGCCCATTCTAATTTGCTTGTTCCTAAAAAGTGCATGACGTCATGCACACCTTTTTCAAGTAGCCCATCAAATCTTAATGCAACTAACCGTTTTAACGCCAAGTGTACATCACACATATTCTGTCCACCCATTGCCCAACCATTAAAATGCGTACTAGGATATTTCTTTGGATCACAGTAGTCTTTCATTTGCGAATACCAATCATCTGCTTGTTGAAAGTTTTCGCCTTGAAGCACATTTAAAAATTTACAATTACCATTCCTATTTTTCATAAAGTAATCATTGTTTATTTTTGTGCCATTCACTGCTTCTTGATATGAATTAATCTTACTTGCCGCGGCACCTTGAGGAGAACGTGATACCCAAGCAGGAATATCTAGTATCATTCCATAATCCATGTTGCCATCCATAAATGCCAACACTTGTTCACGTTTCTTTTTAGCCTTAGGACAATTAGGATCTTTCCAATCTCCTTCCCAAACACCTTTACCTATCTGAAAACCACCAGAGTCGCCTAGTACCCAATTATCATTTCTATCTCTATTTCTAATGATGTCATCACGCACACTAAACTTATTCATGTTTAAATCTGCGTGACCCGCCGAATACAAATGCCATTTGTAATAAAAATATGAATCTTTGGAACTCATATAATTGAGTCCTTGTACTCCATGTTCGAATCCTGGTGGTACCCTTGAAGAAAGAATATAATCTTTTTCATGCTTTTCTTTACCCAAATCCCTAGCAAAGAAACTGCTCATAGCAGGAAGAAATGTTGCATAATCTTTCTGCTTATTACTTAGGTTGTCTGTTGGTATAACGTTATCCATATCTTGCCTACTCAATGACTTATTTTGTTTGTGCAGGTAAAATATAATTGTATTGTGCTATACCACTGTCTACGGTGATTTGCATTGCTCCTGCATCTGAAATAGCCATTGTAATTTTGCCATCTAAATTCAAAATGCTCATAACTTGTTGAATCGGCCAACTCCAAGCATTTTGTAAATCTTTGTTTACTCCACCTTGGAAAATAAACGATCCTGCGTGAGTGTTTGCATCACCATAATAAAACACAAGATTGCCATTTTCAGTTTTAACAGTAAACACAGTTTCTTCTGTGTGTGCCGCCGCCTGTAATTTAAATCTTTGAATACTTGCTACTGAAGGCTCAAATTCAACTTCCCATGCAGTGCCTTTAAATTTTACAGATTTAAGTTTTTCATTAATGATCTCAGTACTCATAAATCTGTAATCATTTTTAAAATCACCACCTGCATTTTCAAAGTGTATGTGTGTTGGCACAGTTTTGCCATTTCTTTCTGCTGTCACTACATTAAGTTTTGCATCTTTCTGATACTCTGGACATTTTAAATGTAAAGCAAGTTTGTCCAAGTTAGGCATTCCAAACACACCATCAAATTCATTTACTTTAGAATTTGTATTTGCATTTAAGATAACACTTCTATCTTCTGCCATACTTTCTATTTTTGTTTGCTCCTCATTAGTAATTTTTACTAGACTTAAAAATCCCAATGAATGTGTATGAGCAACTATATCTTGTAACACGTCTTTCATATTTTTCTCCTCTTAGGTTTATTATATTTAGGTTTTTGGTAAATGTCAAGCATCATTTCTGTTTGACTCCAAAATGTTTATACACTTTTTGTAGACACTTGGCTTGATAATAACAATCTGCCAAAGCATTGTGTAAATCGGTTTGCATATTTTTTCTTGGATCTTGTGGCATCATATTGAATACTGTTCTAGAATCTCTAATTTGCCAATAGTTCCAAGGCACAGGTGTTTCCATCTGCTTATACAAGTGTTGCAATATTGCATAATCGAACAAAGGACCTTGGCACCAAAACTCATCAACTCCTACACTAAATTTGTTAAGTTGTTTAATTGCGTCCATAACACCTGTTCTTTGATGATCACCAAATGCTTCATCTTGTATTTCTTTCTTTTGCTTACCCCACCATTCCATTGTACCATCATCTACGTGTCTGCCCAATTCACCTTGTTCATCTACGTTAAGTCTTAGGTACAATCCACTATGGGGTTCACTATCATTATATGGATCAAATTTGATAGCACCAATAGTAATCACAGTAGCATCTGGGCGAGTGCTTAAAGTTTCTAAATCTATCATTGCGTGTGTACTCATCTATTCTCCAAAGTCAAATAATGTATTAAATGTATTTTTTGTTTCAGTGCTTGAAATATCCCATTTCAATACACCAAGTAAGTTTCCTAATTTGCTATCAATTAGTGTTTTTTCCATGCTGTCATCATCAAAAGGCAATTCTTTAAACCATATTGGAATACGTAGTTGATCAACAGGATATGCAACTGATGTATAGTCTAAAGGATTCTTTTTCAATTTACACACCATAACTTTCATACCATCTACAATTTCCATTGAGTGTTTGTCTGAATTCATCTTTTTTAGATTGTTCCAATTAAGACTTGCTCTCACGTGTCCTGGCATATTTGCTTTACCCAGCCTTGCTTCTTTTTTAGCATACTCGCCAATATTGTTTGCACGTTTAGGTGATGCTTTTTGCCATCCAGGAAGTTTTTTAAATTCTTGTCTGAATACAGCAATACGTTCAAGAACTTCTTTCTCTGTTTTTCCTGTTAAGACCATTAATAATAGTTCACTTAAAAAGTTTTGCACAAACAACGGAGTGTCTGATCTTTTTAAGTCTAAACCCATTGCTTTTACTTTGCCTGGCTCGTCACCTCCATCTGTTCTATGTCCTTCCAGGTCATATATCAGTACAGCATATCTTTTCTTTGTAATGAACAATCCTGATT